GGTCGAAACCATTTTCGTCACGTCACGAAAATGGTCGTGGGAGCCACCCACAGAAAGGAGATTCGATACTGTGTCGAAGTATTACACCACCAAAGAAACCGCCAAAGCGCTGGGCGTTTGCTATTCGCGGGTCTTACAGCTTCGGAAGCAGGGTCTGCTGGATGCCTACTCTCACGGCGAGAAGGGCAGCAAGAGCAAGTTTTACTTCCGCGTTGAGGACGTTGAGCGCTACAAGCAGAGCCGGGACAACCCGGAGCAGCCGCCTTTGAGAAAGGTCAGCACAAGGGAGACCGCCTGATGAACGGGCGCAACAAGTACTGGTGGGAAGCCCGCTGGGACAAGAACCAGCCTGCACGGCTGGCACACATCAAAGAAAAGAGGTCGAAAAGGCATGATGAAGGTCGTACAGGGCACCTTCCGGCAGATTCCGTACTGGAAGCTGCGGGGGCGGTTCCACAGCTGCGGCTACCGCGATCAGGAAGTCGCTGAACATAGCGGCATTGGCCGGTACACTATGAGCGCCCGGATGAACGGGCACCAGCCGTGGACAAGTAAAGAGATCGCAGCAATTTGTGAACTGTTGGACATCCGGCAGGACGAGATCGGGGAGCTTTTCTTCCCGGAAGTGGGCAAGGAGGATGAATCCGCATGAGAATCAAATCTGGAGTTTGGTACTGGCTGGCAATGGCCTGCTTTGTGGTGGGCCTGCTGTACGGCCTGGGGCTGGAGGGCAGCTTTCAGACCCTTGGCACCGTCTCGGACGGTGCGTTCGTCACGGCTATGGTGCTGATCCTGCTGGCAATCTTCTTCATGCTGCAGGGCTTTGCAGCCGAAGCGCGTGAGAAGCGGCCCCGCAAGATTCACCATCAGCCCCAGAACACCGTGAAGAGCGGTAGAAAGGCGGGCTGAGCATGGCAGTCAACAACAATATGATCTACACCCGCGTCTGTGTTGACTGCGGGAAGGTGATGCGCAATGTGGGCCGCCGCGCGGAGCGGTGCCCGGAGTGCCGCGCTGTACATATCAGGGTGAAAGCTCTCGAAGCGAGCTACCGGGAGCGCACAGAGCAACTTATCCGCCAGCAGGAAGAGCGGGCAGAGGCAATCCATCAGGGCCTTGTGGATGACAACGAGCGTTTCACGGCAAGCGCCGGAACCTACGGCAAAGGCCGCATCAAAGAGATTATGGCCGCACAAAAGAAAAAGCAGCCCGCTGGTGTTGGCGCACCGGCAGGCTGCAAGGGTTGATGGATTTTACAGGTCACATCAACCCGAAGATAACACATTTTCGGAGGTTTTACAAGATGGAAAAAAATTATGTTGAGATTCAGGGCCGCTTTTCCAGTGACGGCAGGTTTGTGGGCGGGAACTATGTCCCGGAAGTCATCGACAAGCTGATGAACGATGTCTATTCTACCCTCGGTCAAGCAGGAAGCCTGTACCGCCTGCGCGTCACGGTCGAGGTCGAAGATCTGGGTGCCGAGGTCAAGTTCGGGAAGCCTGCAAGCGAAACGCAGCACTCCCCTGCTCCGCAGCGTTTGACCGCTGGAAAGTTGATTCCCGCACCGGACATCTCCCCTGCCGCCATTGACCCGGCACCTGAGGTGGCAGTATGAATCCGATGTACGACCTTTCCCTTGACGGCTACGGCCCGGCACTTGAGCCGCCGGATGATTACTATTTCCTGCCGCGAGGGACAGAACAGACCGAAGATCAGGAGGATGAAGAGTAATGGAAAGCACAAGCATTTACGCCGCTCTGGCCGCTGTGCAGAGCGAACTCAAGGCCCCTAAAGGGCAGATGAACACCTTCGGCGGGTACAGATATCGTTCCTGTGAGGACATTTTGGAAGCAGTGAAGCCTATTCTCAAGGCTCATGACCTGCTGCTTACGCTCTCCGATGAACCGAAGGTTCTTGAGGGGTGGCACTACATCGAAGCCACTGCAAAATTGGAATCTCTGGATGGCGGCTGCATTTCCGTGAAGGCATACGCAAGAGAGCCGGAGCAAAAAACCAAGATGGACGCTGCACAGGTGACGGGAACATCCAGCAGCTACGCCCGCAAGTATGCCCTGAACGGCCTGTTCTGCATCGACGATACCAAGGATGCCGACACGGACGAGTATCATGCGGCAGAAGGTCGAAACCCCGCAGGTGTGAACAAGCCGCAGAAGCAGCCTGCTCCGAAGCGTGAAGCTCCTGCTCCGAAGCGTAATGCTCCTGCCCCGAAATCGCAGCCTGTACAGGAACAGCCCTTTATCTGCGCCTGCTGCGGCAAACCACTTCAGCCGGTGTCTTATAAGAACCGCACCGTTGAACCGGCAGAGACCGCCGCAAGCACCAAGAAGAAGTTTGGGCGCGTCCTGTGCTGGACGTGTGCCCAGAAACAGCCGAAGGAGGGCTGATCTATGCTGAACATGATCGCAGCTATTGGACGTCTGACCCATACCCCGGAACTCCGCACCACCACAAGCGGCAAGGAGATCTGCTCTTTTGATGTCGCCTGCGAACGCAGCTATTCTGCAAATGGCCAGCGCGAGACGGATTTCTTGCCCTGCGTTGCATGGGGCAAAACGGCACAGTTCGTGTCCCAGTATTTCGACAAGGGCAGCATGATCGCCGTCAATGGCAGCATGCAGACCCGGAAATATCAGGACAAGCAGGGCAACAACCGCACTGCCTATGAGATTCAGGTGCGTGAGGTCAGCTTTTGCGGCTCGAAAGCCCCTGACAGCACGTCTACACGGGGTTTTGATGAACAGACGCAAAGTTATGCCCGCGAAGCTAGAAACGCTCAGAGCGCCCAGCAGGCGGCTGAGACCGGCACGGACGATTTTGCCGTTATCAACGACGATGAAGATTTGCCGTTCTGAGCGGCAGAAATGAGGGAGAGAAAAATGCAAGCAAAAAGAAATATTATGCCGGAAGAGGTGCGCAATGCAAAGCTTCTTCTTAGTAAGGGCCTGTCAAATGCAGAGGTCGCAGCCATTATCGGTCGTTCCGTGTCGGCAGTTGTCAATATCCGCAACGGTGCATACGACTTCATGCTTGAGGATGTACCGAATGATACCCCGGATGATAGCCGGGTTTACATCCTGCTGAAATCTATCGACAGCCGCCTGTACCAGCAGAACGAAGACATGAAGAAGACCATTAACCAGCTGGTGGGCTTGAACAGTGCCCTTGTTGAGCTTCAGAACGAGATCAAGGTGTGCGCTTCCTGCATGTCTGCAATGCTGGATGCCCTGAACGAACTCAAGAGCAAGAACAGCCAGCAGACTGAACCGGAAGCCACCCCTACGAAGTATCCGGGCAAGGATTTTGCGAACTGGGGAGAGGTTATTCGCCGTGTTGAGGTCTACGGTGACAAGTTCATTGCGGACAACCTGCGCGGAACCAAGGCCAGTCTGGACGGCGTTACGCTGTATCTGGCCTGCACCCCCAGCACGAAGAAGTTCCTCAAAAGCAGCGCTGTTGCAATCCCCCGCATCAAACAGCAGTGCCGGAACGTCATCGGCTACGGCGTAGAGGTTAAGATCATCGACCTGTAAAAACCAAAGAAAACCAAATGGTTTTTACGAAAAGCGTTTGGTTTTCAAAAACGGGAAGGAGGTGGTTAGTAGTGGACGATATTGAAATGGCTCGCCCGAAAGGCTTGTTGATCCTGTTCACATCGTTCAAACTTCTTGACATTCTTGATGATGCGGCATTCCGGCATGTTGTGAATGCAATGCGGGACTATGTGGAAACCGGGAGTGAACCGGAAGGCCTTGAACCTATCGAACAGGTGGCGTTTGAATCTCAGAGGGAAGCGCTTGACGGGAATATTGAGACGTACAGACGTGCTATTACTGCACACCGAGAAGCAGGCCGAAAGGGCGGCAGGCCAAAGAAAACCGACGGAAACCAAAAGGTTTTTGACGATAACCAAACGGAACCAATTGGTTTTTCTGAGAAACCAAACGAAACCAATAGCCCCCTAAAATTAAAAACTAATAATTACTCAGATACTAAAGTATCTGATAGTAATAGCGCTGAAGCGCTGCCCCCTACAACCAAGAACAGGTTTTCACCGCCGGATGTTGAAACGGTGAAAAGTTACTTTGCGGAGAAAGGTGGCACAGAAGCGCAGGCTATTCGGTTCCATGCCTATTACGAGTCCAACGGCTGGAAGGTGGGCCGGAATCCCATGAAGAACTGGAAGGCTGCAGCATCCGGGTGGATATCCCGTGATAGGGATGAAGCAAAAAAGGCGAATGCCCCGCGCAACCGGGCGTTCATTGCAAGCCGCCCGGCAGAGGAAGCCGAAAATGCAAAGAATTTTCTGGCAGACGCAGCCCGGCGAAGGCCATTAAAAAAGCAATAGCCGGTACACACGCGCTCAGACCGGCATACGCGGCCCTCTGAGCATGGTTTTAGGGTAAACCGGCAAAGTTATACCACAAAACGCAAAACGCCGTTCAGGGCCGTTTCTCGTGCTCTGAACGAATTGAGGTAAAAAGCACTATGAACCTGTATGAGATCAACTCGCAGATTTTGGACTGCATCGATCAGGAGACCGGCGAGGTTATGGACATCGACCGGCTGGAAGAGCTGAACATGGCAAAGGCCGAGAAGGTGGACAACATCGCCTGCTGGGTAAAGAACCTCGAAGCCGATGTTGCGGCCTTTGAAGCGCAGGAAAAGGCTTTTGCTGACCGCAAGGCAGCCGCAAAGCGCAAGATCGACAGTCTCAAGCACTATCTGACCGATGCTCTGGGTGGGCAGAACTTCAGCAGCGACCGGTGCGCGGTGAGCTTTCGCCGCAGCAAGGCGGTCAGCGTGCTGGATGAAGCCGCTGTTCCTGCTGAGTACATGACCGAGAAGACCACCCTCACACCCAACAAGACGGCCATTGCGGCCCTGCTCAAGACCGGCACGGCAGTGCCCGGCTGTGAGCTGGTGGAACGCGTGAACCCGTCCGTGAAGTGATGGGGGAAGGATCGCAGGCCGATATCACCGCTGCCCCCCGTGAAGCTGCAAGGCTGCGGGCGAGCGAACTGACAAGGAAGGAGATTGAAAAATGAACGATAAAAGATTGATTGACGCGAACGCTTTGCACAAGCGCATTGAAATGAACCTTCGTGCAAGCAATCCGTTCACTATTGGAGAATGCTGCTATAAGGATGCCCTGAACAGCGTGGACGAGGCCCCAACCATCGACCCGGAAACACTGCAGCCGACATGGCGCGACCCTGACAAGAATCCCCCGAAAGTCGAAGAAGATGTGCTGATTCTGTTTGAAACCGCCTGCGGTGGATATGGGATTACGACGGCTAACTACGAAGATGGCACAGTCTTGTCCCAAAAGAGCGCTTTCTACTGGGAAGAAATTTCCGAGTGGGGAACCTACGATAAAGAAAGCGATGATTACTTTATTCCTAAAGGCTGGTGGGAATATCGTTATTTCAACCAGGATGACATTTACAATAACCGTGTAGATGCTCACGTGGTTGGCTGGATGCCGCTGCCGCCGAAGGAGATTACAAAATGAGCGAAAAACGTATGGTCTACGCGGAGGACGTGATCCAGAGAATCCGCGACCTGGCCCCGGAAATCCTGGGCGGCTGGTATAACCCATACATGGAGAACGAGTTGGAACAGCTTGTTTGCATTGTTGAAAGCACTCCGACGGCAGCAGATACGGATGTCCAGCGCTGGCGCAAAACGGCAGAATGTCCGCCGACAGAAAATGATGCTGCGCACGGAAAAGTTCTCGTGAAGTACATGGATGCGACTTTTGCTCAATCAGCAACGTGGGACATCGTTGCAGGTGCACCGGATACTTTTCCTCTTTGGATGCCGATACCTGAACTGCCGGAGGAAAAACGCTCATGACATTAGGATTTGCGATGTTCGCCGCAACGTTTATGGTTGCTGTTGTTGCAGCTATCATGGCAGTCTGCTATGCGCTTGTCTGGCTGCTGCGCGATCACCCCATAGCTCTTGCAGCAACTACCGCTTTTATGATTTGGATGCTTGCTGTGGCTCTGATCTACAAAGTAGGAGGTGCGCCGTGATTGAAGTCGAACAGCTTTCACTTTTCACGATGCTGTCCCCTGTTCCGACTTCCGTAGCGGTCTGCTGCATGGACGGAAGCCGGGTTGATGCCGCGCCCGCAGAAAGCTGGATGCAGCGGCTTGTGCAGGGCGGTGAGTATGTCGTTCAGGTCGCTAGTCATCCGATGGTGCTCAGACCGGCAGATGGCCCTGCAGACGGCGTTCCGGCAGGACACCGGTATTATCACTATACCATCGGAGAACGCCTGTTCTCGGGCGTATTTGTGGGAAGAGAGAGGGTGAGAACATGAGCAAGGAAAATATGGGCCGGAATGCCGAGCACTATGCAGACCCGACACCGACCGCAGCCATGCGCAACATCTGCCGGGACGAGTACCAGAAGGAAGCCGCCCGGCTTGACAGAATCGGAGACATCGTTCCCCTGCTGCGCCAGATGGCAAATATCGCAGGGTTTGAAATCATAGGCCGCATCCCGCTGAGGGACAAGGCCACCGGAAAGGAGTACAGGTAATGGAAAGAGCTGAAGCTATTATCGCCGCCTGTCGCGATACGATGTTGACCACATTGGAAAAGATCGGCGGCCAGAGCCTTATTTGCTCGTGGACCCGTCAGGACGGCTCCGTCGTGAAGCTGGCGCTGGAAATCAGAACGAGCGATCAGACCACGATCGGAGACGCTATCCGGGACATGGATGACGAAGAAATGGCCCGGAAGCTGGTTCCGGCGGTTCTGGCCTTGTGCGACGACGGCGCGCCGTCCGAAGATACCGTCCGCGACTGGCTGGAACGCCCGCAAAGCGATCTCAAGGCCTGAAATACAAACACAGTTACATAAACCGCTGCTGATTATACAAGTAGCGGCACGGAGGATGAATACATGTCACAGCATTACAAGATTGACTGCGACAAGGTGGAGGACCGGAAAGCGCTGGTTGTCGTCCTGTCGATGAACGGCTACACCGTCCGCGTGGGAAAGGAAAAGCGCAGCGGCAAATCTACTTTGACCTATTTTGTGGAGTATTGGAGGGGCGACGATGAATGATCAAGCGAAATCCAACCCTGAAACCGACACTATGAGTCCGGAGGACATGGCCCATTATTTGATGGATTTTTGCCATTGCCATTTGGCGACAGGAAATGGCTGCCCGGGGTGCCCGTTCGATAAGCCGACCAGTAACGATGGCGATGGAGAATGCCGTCTCGGTGTTCCTTCCGACTGGGACTTTTGAGGAGGAGAAGTGAAGCATGAAAACCGAAAAGAGAATGGCCTGCTTTATCGTGTCAGCAGCATTGCTAATTGTGACGCTGTGTTTTACATCCTGTAGTTCGACATCTGCTGATGCTGAAACTAAAACTGAAGCTGAAACTGCTGACCACCCCTGCTACCATGTCACGGTATACTCCCCGGAAATTGAAAAAGTTGGCTATGCTGGTAGGCGTAAGCCGAAGTACACCATTACCGTGGAGGACTTCAGCGAGCTGCTGCCGAAATCATACGCTTGCAGAGAGCAGTATCACCTGCTCCGCATCCCTCTGGAAGATGGACGTTTTGAGTTGGTGTCCACCTCGCTGGTGGAAATCGAGTATTACTGAAGGGAGAGATGTGAGCATGAAAGCTGTGCTTTTGAGCATTCGGCCTGAATGGTGCGACCTCATCATTCGGGGGCAAAAGACCATTGAGGTGCGCAAGACCCGCCCGAAGCTGGAAACGCCGTTCAGGGTGTATATCTACTGCACCCGGACGGCGAGTAAAGAGTTTAATTCGGACGACCGTAACTGGGACGTGTCCGCGAAGGTCCACGGCGGATGGCCAGGGAAAAGGGGGCGCGTCATTGGCGAGTTCACCTGCAACGATATCGATAGAATTACTCCGCTTACAAGCTCTATCCCAGGGAATCTCGAAGAAAGGATTTTGGGAAGCTGCCTTACACCGCAGCAGGTAGAGGCTTATGCTGGCTGGAAAGGACGGAAGCTGATTGACTGCCGCGATGCGTACTGCTGGCATATTTCAAACTTCAAACTATACAAAAAGCCAGTAAAGTTTAAAGATTTCTGGGCGATACAGCCCTGTACGCATCGCGGAGACTGTTGCACCTGCCGCAGATGGGACGCAGAAAAGCTGATTTGCCGGGGAGAAGCGTTCGGAATCGAACGCGCGCCGCAAAGCTGGTGCTATGTGGAGGACGGAAGATGAAGCGGACCAGCAATCCGCTTGGGCGGTGCGTATGCGAGAAAGAAAAGTGTGCATGGTGGCGACAGTTAGACAACTGCTGTTCCGTCTGGTGGGTTGCATGGAAGCTGGACAACATCGAAACGAAGATGAAGAGGTGAGAGTATGAAAAAGCGGATTTACCTTGTTCTCGAAACCGAAGCGGACGAGGACGACAAGAGCATCCGTAGCGATATTGAGCAAGAACTTGGGATGGCTACACATTATTTTGAAACCTGCTCTTATAGCGAAATCGGGTTTGAGGGCTTGTGGAGAAGCACATTTGAGCAACCGCCTAAGAAAGAAGATGCAGATGAAAACGGCTATGTGATAGCGATTGCTGGGCCGATTACAAAGTCCAATTGCGTAGGTTATCCATATAAGTGGTTGTGGAATGAAGTTGCAAAGCATCCATACGCATACCCTGTTTGGAAACCTATCAAGGAGGTCTGATACATGGAAACGACAGAAATGAACAAGTTGGACGCCGTCCTTACTGAGATGTGCGTTGATGATCTAATGGAGGATGTGAAGTGATAAAAAAATCATACACTGTTCTTCCTTGCCCAAAGTGCGGGAGTGGATGTATTGCATGGGGAAAGAAAATCAAGTCAGTTAATCCGAAGATCACAGTGCTGTCGGACCCGGGGACTGAACTTTGTTGTTTGATGTGCGGGCATTACGCACCAACACTCAAGCAGTGGAACAGCGAGGAACGGAAAAAATGCACTTGACCCTCTACGGCGACCCGCGAACCAAGAAGAACTCTGCCCGCATCCTCAAAAACCGCTCAGGCGGGCGCTTTGTGGCCCCTAGCAAGGCCTACGTGGATTATGAGACGGACTGCCTGCGGCAAATCAAAAGGCCGCGCAGCCCCATTTCTGCCCGCTTGAACGTGAGGTGCGTGTACTACATGAAAACCGCCCGCCGGGTCGATCTGGCAAACCTCATCGAGGCGACCACGGACATTCTGGTGAAAGCCCGGGTTCTGGAGGACGACAACAGCAAGATCGTCGCCGCCCACGATGGCAGCCGGGTGGAGCTTGACCGGGAGAATCCCCGGGTGGAAATCGAGATTGAAGAAATGGAGGAGTAAAATGCTTGATATGCTATTTGAAATTGCAAGCACGCTGTTCATGGCAACACTTGCGGGATTTTTCATCTGGTTTGTTCTTAGCGATGGCAACCCAATTGAACATTTCAAGCGGCGGCTCAACCGCAACAAACCTTGCCTTTGCGACCGGTGCGTTTTCTTAAATCAAAAATTTGGGGCGTCAGAATCCGGATATCACTATATCTGCCGGAGAAGTGACAAAGACGAAGGATACATAAATCCGCCCGAATATTGCAACGATTTTGAAGAAAGGAGCAACAATGACCCGCACATGGACACCTGACACTGACACCCAGAAGCAGGACGGAACCGATTACCGCGCCGTTAAGGCGTGGCTGAACCGCTACCGCGAAGCAGAAAAAAGATACTACTTGCTGTCTGACCGTCTGGCCGAAGCACAGGAGGCCACCCGGCACATTACCCAGAGCCTCAGCGCGGCCCCGGGCGGCAGCAAAGATGGCCAGAGCCTTGCCCGGGCAGTGGAACGCGAGGAGGAAGCGAAGCGACGCGCTTATGAGCAAAGAGCGGTCTGCGACAGGCTGTTTCTTGAGATCAAAAGCGCACTTGACCGGATCCAGAACGAAAAAGCATACACGGTGCTGTACAAGTACTATCTCGATTGCCTCACGTGGGACAGGGTCGCAAAAGATATGAATTACTCTCTGCGCATGGTCTATGTCTTGCGGCGCAAAGCAATGGAGGAACTGAGCCTTTAAAAACATTGCACTGTCATTACATTGCGGTTTCACTATCGCATGGTGTAAAATTGTATCATCGGAAAAGCCAAAAGGCAAACCGATGCACGCAGCCTCCGAAACGTGTCCCTTCTTGGCATTTTCCTCCTTTTCTGCTTGCAGGTACCGGACTTTGCTCTCTCTTCACGTTTCGCGGGCTGCTTCTATGCGAGATTTTGGCACGGCTCCATTCATGGCGGCGGCTCTGAGTGTCTGGGGAAGGGCGCGCACCTCCCTCTCCGCGTGGTTCGAATCCACGGTTTCGCACCATATGGCGCATGGACTAGACAACCCGCAAGGCCGCACGTGCAACCTCCCGTGCCAAGAAAAGGCCTTAGAATCCTTGCCAAGGTGTAGCTTTCCTGACAGGATGTGCGCCAACCAACAGCTCCGGCGGCGAACCGGAGCTGTTTTTATATGGCCGCCTGAGCGCAGTTTTGAGCGCGGCGCGTGTGTGTAGACACGGCTGGTTCGATTCCAAGGGCGGCTTTTTACTCTGGTAGCTCAATTGGCAGAGCGATGGTCTCCAAAACCGTAGGTTGCAGGTTCAAGGCCTGCCCAGAGCGCCATGCAATGTACAGTCGGGGGACGGCTGTGCAAAGCATAGCGGGGCATCTGGCCGCGAAAGTTCCAGATGCAGCAGCACCCGCCCGTTTTACGCCTGTCCGTCAAACTGAATGCATGGGTGCTGCTTATTTTTTGATATCTTTGCCGTTCGGTTTTCCGGGCGGCTTTTTATTTGGAGAAAAAAGATGATTCAGAAAGAACTGCTGAAAATGCCGGTCTCCGATCTGGTGCCGTATGAGAACAACCCGCGCGTGATCTCCCCTGCAGCTGTAGACGCTTGCGCTGAGAGCATCAAGCAGTGCAGCGCACTTGATCCCATCGAGGTTGACGAAAACAACGTCATTCTCAGCGGTCACACCCGCCGCCTTGCGTTGATGCAGCTCAATGTGGACATGGCCGACGTGGTGCGCTACACCGGCCTGACGGAAGAGCAGAAACAGAAATACCGCCTGCTGGCGAACAAGACCGGCGAAATGACCGGCTGGGATTTCTCCAAGCTGGAACGGGAGCTGCTTGAAGTCGATTTTGGCGACTTCGACTTTGATTTTGACATTCCGCAGGACGATGATGCCGGCGTATCCTACATTGACAGCCTTATGGAGGACGGTTTCACAAAGGCTTCGGAAAAGAAAGAATTTTCCGTGACCTTCACGTTCCCCGTTGAGTGCGAGGAAGAAATCAAGGGATACATCAGCGAGAACACGAAGGAGCCGCTTGAAAAAGCCATCTTGAACTGTATTCGCGGCGTTATGGAGGATGAAGATGCCTAACTGCGGGTCGCAATGCTGGTTGTGCGATATGCCTATCCGTTTCGACACCTACAAGGGATGCACGCACGGCTGCAAATACTGCTTTGTGCAGCGGAACGGAAAGTATGACATCAGCAAGGTGCAGAAAGGTGAAGGCATGAAAGCCCTCATGAGCTGGATTCAGGGAAAGCGAACGTCTGAGACCAACTGGTGTGACTGGAATATTCCGTTGCACTGGGGGGGCGTGAGCGACCCTTTCCAGCCTTGTGAGCACTATTACCGCATGAGCTACAACGCTCTGCGCGTCTTTGCTGAAACCAAATACCCCTTTGTTGTTTCGACAAAGGGAAGGATCATCGCAGAGCCTGAATATCTCGAACTGCTGAAGAAGTGCAACTGCGTTGTGCAGATCAGCATGGTGTGCAGCAGCTATGACAAGCTCGAAGAAGGCGCACCATCGTTTGAAGAACGTCTGGAAATTGCGAGAAAGGTTGCTCCGAGTGTGAAGCGCCTGATCGTCAGGATTCAGCCGTACATGCATGAGGTATACGGAGAAGTTTACGAAAACCTTGAAAAGTTCAAGGCAGCTGGTGCCTACGGCGTTATTGTCGAGGGCATGAAGTTTGCAAGCAAAAGACCGGGCCTTGTTAAGGTTGCGGGAGACTATACCTATCCGAAAGCCCTGATCGAGGGCGATATTCTTAAGCTGAAGCAGAGGGCGCATGAACTTGGCCTTGCTCTTTACAGCGGAGAAAACAGAACAAGAGAACTGGGAGACAGCCTTTGTTGCTGCGGTGTCTCTGACCTTCCCGGATTCAAGGTGAATGAGTATAACCTGAACCACCTGCTTCATGGTGGGAAGCCCGCAAAGACCCCTCAGATGCAGAAAACTGGTACAGCGATGTGCTTTCAGTCGCTGTACCAGAACACAGCCAATTCCAGAAGGCTCAGAGGGGAAAGCTTTGAAAGCGAAATGCTCAACGTCTACAAAACGAAGCGTGACTATGTGAACGAGACCTTTGGTCTGAAATGAGGTGATCTGCGATTGGCCGCAAAGGTAAGTATGAGCAGTGGTTAGAGCCGGAAGGGTTGACGCTGCTTCGTGGATGGGCTAGAGACGGCCTGACGCAGGAACAAATAGCTCAGAACATTGGAATACACCGCGATACCCTGAATGAATGGAAAAGCCGATTTCCCGACATTTCCGACGCTTTAAAAGTAGGGCGGGAAAACGCTGATTACATTGTGGAAAATGAGCTGTTCGAGAGCTGCAAGACACGCACCGTGACCGTAAAAAAGCCCATCAAGCTGAAAAAGGTCATGGTGGATGGAAAAAAGCGGCTTGAAGAAGAACGCATTGAGTATGCAGAGGAACAGGTTGTTGTGCCTGCAAACGTCACGGCCCAGATTTTTTATTTGAAAAACCGGAAGCCAGACAAGTGGAAGGACAAACCGCAGGAGAACACGACCGAAGCCCAGAATAACGACATGCAGACCCTTGCTGATCTGCTGCAGCACCCCGTTCCAGACCGTGACATCAAGGACTTTGAAGAATGAACATCCCAGCACCATTTTCTGAAAACCAGATGCGTTTCTTCTGGGGCTGCTTTGACCACTGGTTCAACGTTGCAGAGGGCGGTAAACGTGGTGGTAAGAACGTGCTTATCACAATGGCGTATTGCACCATTCTTGAAAAGCATCCGAGCCGCATCCACTTGATCGCGGGCGTATCCACTGCGACGGCCCGGCTGAACATTCTGGACTGTGACGGCTTCGGCCTGAAAAACTATTTTGAGGGCCGCTGCCGTGAGGGCACCTACCAGAACCGCGACTGTCTGTACATCCAGACTGCCACCGGTGAAAAGGTGGTGCTGGTGTCCGGTGGTGGCAAAGCCGGTGACGAAAAGCTGATCAAGGGCAACACCTACGGCACCGCGTACATCACCGAAGCCAATGAATGCAGCGAAACTTTCATTAAGGAAGTATTCGACCGTACCCTGTCCAGCCCAGACAGAAAGGTATTTCACGACCTGAACCCCAAGGCAGAGGGTCACTGGTACTATGAAAATATCCTGAATCTGCACGAAAAGAAGCAGAACGAGAACCCAGAATACGGCTTCAACTATGGGCATTTCACAATTGCCGATAATATGAGCATCTCGGACGAGCAGCTCCGGGCCGTGCTTGCAACCTACGACCGCAGCACAGTCTGGTATGCCCGTGATATCCTCGGTAAAAGGAAAGCTGCCGAGGGTCTTGTATACCCTTTCTTCTCCGCCGGGCAGGACACCTACCTCTTTCACGGTGATGCTTCCCACATCGACGGGCAGTTTTACGTGTCCATCGACTACGGCACGCACAACCCCTGCAGCATGGGCCTGTGGGTCATTCATGATGGCAAGGCCCTGCGAATCAAGGAAAGCTATTTTGACAGCCGTGCCGAGCGTGTGCAGCGCACGGACGAAGAGCACTATGCCGAGCTGGAACGCCTGACCAAGGGTTATTACATTCAGGCGGTGGTGGTTGACCCGTCCGCTGCTTCCTTCATTGAGACCATCCGGCGGCATGGCAAGTATCTGGTGATCCCTGCAGACAACGACGTGCTGAACGGCATCCGCTGCGTGGCATCCCTGATGCAGGCCGGGCTTGTGACCATCCACGAGAGCTGCGCGGCATCCCGCCGGGAGTTCGGCCTGTACTCGTGGGACGACAAAGCCAAAGAGGACCGCGTCGTGAAGGAGAACGACCACGCCATGGACGACATCCGCTATTTCTGCTATACGATACTGGCCCCGCTGATCCGCTGGGCAGATTGGAGACGAAAGTAATGTTTGACAGACTGCTTTTCTGGCTGCGGGAGAAAGCACGGCTGCTGTTCGGTGAAAATACTACTGTCAGCGCCAGCGTGTCCTACAGCATGGAGAATGCGATCATCCTGTGGGCGCAGATGTACGATACCGGCGGACCGTGGTGCCACGGCGGCAAGAACGCCCTGCACAGCCTGAAGCTTGCCCAGAGTGTTGCATCGGAGCTGGCCCGTCTGACCACGCTCGAAATGGAATGCATTGTTTCCGGCAGTGCCCGCGCCGACAGCATCAACACCATGCTGCAGCCTTTCATTGCAGATCTGCGCACCCCGGTGGAATACGGCTGTGCGCTGGGCGGCATCCTGTTCCGGCCCTTCCTCGATGCAGAGGGACGCATCCAGATCGATGCTGTGCAGGGGGATTGCTTCTGCCCTACCCGCTTTGACAGCTCTGGCCGCATGACCGGGGCTATTTTTTATGACCATCTGGTGCGCGGCAACCGCATTTACACTCGTCTTGAAGATCACGAGTTTTCCGGCAGCACGTACAGCATCACGGTCAAGGCGTTCCGCTCAATGACCAGTACAGACCTCGGCATCGAGGTGCCGCTGACCGATGTACCGGAATGGGCCGCGATCTCGCCGCACACCGAGTTCTCCGATGTAGACCGTCCGCTTTGGGGCTATTTCAGAGTGTCCAGCGGAAATTCCACTGATCGGCACTCCCCGCTGGGCGTGAGCGTCTATGCCGCTGCTGTTGACACCATCCATGATACCGATGAACAGTATGGGCGGCTGCTGTGGGAGTATGACGGCGGGCAGCTGGCCCTTGACGTTGACCAGACCGCCCTTCGGCCCGACATCAACGGCGAGAGCGTTATGCCGCAGCGTGAGCAGCGCCTTTACCGCAACTGGCTGAACGGCAGTTCCGGGGCCAATGGCCGGAACCTCTACGAGGTGTTTGCCCCTGCCCTGCGCGATGAAAGTTATCGTAGAGGGTTGGATACCATGCTCAAGCGGGTGGAGTTCCAGTGCGGCCTTGCCTACGGCACCCTGTCCGACCCGCAGAACGTGGACAAGACCGCTGAGGAGATCAGGAGCAGCAAGCAGCGCAGCTACACTACCGTCAAGGATCTGCAGCGGGCGCTGGGCAATGCGCTGACCGATCTGGTATACTCCATCAGCAAGCTGCTGGATGCCCAGTGGAACAGCGGCGCAGCCGTTTCCCCGCCGGGCGACTGCAACGTGACCTTTGACTTTGACGATAGTATCATCTCCGACCCCAAAGAGCGCAAACAGATGTATTGGGGCTACGTTACCGCAGGCAAGTTCCCGTTCTGGCGGTATCTGGTGGAGTTTGAGGGCTACAGCGAGGACGATGCCAAGGCCATTGCCGCCGAAGCGGATGCCGAGAACCGCAGCCCTGAAGCCCTCACCTTCGGGGGTGCCTGATGCTGCCGCCGAGCTATCTCGACCGGATGCCGGATGCCTTTGTGCAGCTCTGGCAACAGGTCGAAGAGCAGATCCTGCAGGACGTGGCCCGGCGCATCGGCAAGATGGACAAAGTGACCGCTACTGCAAACTGGCAGCTGTGGCGCTACCAGCAGACCGAGGTGCTGCGCAACGACGTGGTGAAGCTGCTGGCGAAGTACACCGGCAAGAGCGAAACGGCCATCCGCAGGCTGCTTTTGCAGGCCGCCACCGAAGCCATGGAGCGGGAAGATGCGATCTATTACCACTACGACATTGAGCCGCCCCCTTTTGAAGAGAGCGCCGCCCTGAACAACCTGCTGGATGCCGGCGCGCGGCAGACCTGCGGCACATGGCAGAACCTCACCGCCACCACGGCAAACACTGTCACAGGGGCCTTTGAACGCACACTGGACGCTGCATGGCTCAAAGTGAGCACCGGTGCCTTCGACTACAAAACCGCCGTCAAACAGGCCGTGGACAGCCTTGCAGACGACATGCCCATGGTCACCTATCCCAGCGGCCACACCGACAGCATCGAGGTGGCCGCACGGCGTGCCGTGTTGACCGGTGTGAACCAGACAACTGGCAAGCTGCAGGTGGCCCGCATGGACGAAATGGGCTGCGAATTTGTGGAAACGACCGCCCATGGCGGCGCGCGTCCTTCTCATGCAGAGTGGCAGGGACGGCGCTTTCACCGCGGTGGTGCGGTGGACTACAAGGGCAGGCACTACCCGGATTTTGAAGCCGCAACCGGCTATGGTACCGGCGCAGGCCTTTGCGGCTGGAACTGCCGCCACACCTTTTTCGCGGTGTTCCCGGAGCTGGGCGACCCGCCCCAATGGACGCAGGAGCAGCTGCGGGAGCTGAACGCCCGGAACATCGAGTGGAACGGCAAAAAGTACACCGCCTACGAGATCTCCCAGATGCAGCGTGCCCGGGAGCGGAACGTCCGCCGCTGGAAAAAGCGGTATCTGGCCGAGGATGCTGCCGGGCTGGACCCCACCGACAGCGCTGTGCGCCTGAGAGCGGCCCGCCAGAGCCTTGCAGAGTTTGCACAGGCCACGGGTGGCCGTGTGGACAGCGCCCGTGTCAGCGTGCCGAAGTTCGGCAGGAGCGAAGCCAGCAGGGCGAATTGGGCGGCGAAGAAAAACTCCTCTGTTTATTCGAGCTTGAACATTGAGCCAAAACCTGTTACAATGCAGTCAATCGCAAATGTTAAGGCGTTCAGCTGTGACACACTGGATGCCGCCGGGCAGCAGCAGCTGAAAAATGCTCACAAACGCCTTCTCATGGTTGCTTCCAAGCAGCCGGAAAATGTTGAAGTGGGCAGGGTGTTCGACATCAAGATGAAGCCGCTGACGAAGGATATCACGGGAAGCGCCGAGGGAAGTTCTGTTCAGCTGCCCAACTTTGATACCCCGTATGTTGTTATCCACACACACCCTGCCTGCGGTATTTTCTCGCACGGTGATTTGTCGAGTTTCACAAGAAACAAAAATTTGAAGCTCATGACGGCCATCGGTCACAATGGTCATATCTATGCTGTTGAGAAAAGCATCAATTATGATGCTGTCGCTGCAAACGGCATTGTTGGCGACCTGAATGCTGAAATAGCCCGGCTGAAAAACATTCCTCGTGCAGAATTGCCTGATGATCAGCTTCTTGAGCAGGCGGAAAAGCTGATTCGGCAGGCCATCGGAGACCTTCAGGAAAATGGAGTGAAATACTATGAGTAACTGGATTACACCGGAACGCATTGCAAAAATGCAGAAGTGGCTTCTTGAACATCCGATCGACCATAAGTATGACGAAATGTGCGATATGCTTGACAGTCCTGCCCCGCCAGAACAACTTGCATCGCGCTGCGCTTATGATGCATTAAAAGAAATTGGCAAGCTTCCGCCCGGCATCGAATAACCTTAACCACCATCCACCAGGACGGTGGTTTTCTTTTGCCCATTTTTCAGGAGGTACACTATGGTTACTACAGTTCTTATCACTCTGATGATCCTCGCGCTGCTTGAGATCGTTCTGCTGAACGGTGCCCGGCTGTTCTTCATGATTGCATCCGCCGTGCAGCAGGCGCAGGACGACAAATACACGCCGCACCCGCACCCCAAAAAGTAAGCTTTCATTCACGGAAATGCCCCATTTTAACCACTGTATGCCATCAAAAAGGCACAACAGTGGTTTTTTCATGCCGTTTTAGCTCATGTTGGCAGAGCACCGGACTTTTAATCCGGGGGTGGCGGGTTCAACTCCCGCAAGCGGCACCACAGCGGAAGGCGGCGCGTACCCCGTCTTGTCCCGTGCGGAATGAGAACCGCGATACAAAACAGCAGGGACTTATCCACCCAACAGACAAAAGAAAGGAGTACATCGCAAGTGAAACGCGAAGATGTGAGCAAGATCATTCCGGGTATCACCTCGGACCAGCTAGACAGCATCATGAACCTGCACGGCGCGGATATCACGGCCAAGGTGAACGAGATCACCACCCTCAAGGCCGAGAAAACCACCCTGACCGAACAGCTGTCCACTGCAAACAGCAAACTCGAGGGCTACGACCCGGAGTGGAAGGCCAAGGCCGAGCAGGCCAAGACCGATGCTGCGGCTCAGGTCGCTGCCCTTGAAAAGGGTTATGCGCTGGAACGCAAGGCTTCCGGCCTGAAGTTTTCCAGCGAGAGCGCCCGCAAGGCATTTCTGACAGATGCCAATGCCCAGAATTTTGCCATGAAGGACGGCGAGATTCTGGGCTTTGATGATTATGTCAAGGCTTTCAAAGAGAGTGATCCCAGTGCCATTCTGCCGGACGGCGGCATGGCACGTTTTTCCGCATCGGCGACCGGCGCACCCGGCCAGCCTGCAAACGCACATGAGGCCGCAAACGCTGCATTCCGCGCAGCGTTCGGCCAGAAAGGTTGATTATTATGGCTATTGATGCAATCGCTCGCAATAAGGCTGAGGCCCTGATCCGGGAGCAGCTGGTGAACACCATCCAGCAGGACGTGCCCAAAAGCTCCACCGTCATGCAGCTGGGCACCCGCCTTGCCAATATGACCTCTAACCAGACCAAGATCCCCGTGCTGTCCATGCTGCCGCTGGCTTACTGGGTCAACGGTGACACCGGCATGAAAAAGACCAGCAAGCAGGAATGGGACAACGTGTACATGACCGCTGCAGAGCTGGCTGTCATTGTGCCTGTGCCTGAAGCTGTGCTGGCAGACTCCAGCTTTGACATCATGGGCGAGGTACAGCCCCGCGTCCGGGAAGCCATGGGCGCAAAGATCGACAACGCCATCCTGTTCGGCGGCGAGCGCCCCACCGAGTGGACGACCGATGTTCTGACCCTTGCGGCCAAGAACAAGGTGACCGGCCCCATTGACTACGCAAAGCTGCTGGGCAAAGACGGTCTGTTCTCCAAGGTGGAAGCTGGCGGCTTTGTTGTGGATGCCGTGGTCGGCGATCTGACCGCAAAGGCAGAACTGCGCGGCCTTGTGGATACCACGGGCCGTCCTCTGTTCCGTTCCGATATGCAGGGTGCAACCACCTACGCGCTGGACGGTGCCCCGATGTACTTCCCGGAGAACGGCGGCTTTGATGCTTCTAAGGCCCAGCTGATTGCAGGCAACTTCAAGAAGCTGGTGTACTCCATCCGTCAGGATGTCACTGTGAAGCTGCTGGATCAGGGCGTTATTCAGGATCCTTCCACCAAGGAGATCGTTTACAACCTCGCCCAGCAGGATATGGTGGCCCTGCGTGTGGTCATGCGCATGGGCTGGGCACTGCCCAACCCTGCAACCCGCCTGAATGCCGACCGCTCCAAGGTTCCGTTCGCGTTCCTGACCGCCGCTGCCGTCGCAGCATAAGGAGGCCCCATGCTGTACTGTACCTACGACGAATACCTCACGGCGGGCGGCACGGTGCCGGAAACGGCCTTCGGCGTGCTGTGCAGCCGGGCTTCCCGCATGATCGATGCCGCCACCTTTGGCCGGGCCGAGAGCCACGCCGCCGGGTGTGAGGCCTGCCGGGCAGCGCTGGCAGATGCCTGCACGCAGATCATCGGACTGTTGGCCGCTGCATCTGCTGTGGGCGCTGTGCCGGGCGCATCCAGCGCCAGCAATGATGGCTGGAGCGTCACCTTTGGCACCGGCAGCGTGAGCGCCGCCACCCGGCAGGAAGCGGCGGAGATCATCCGCACCGCGCTGGGCAATGACCCGCATGATCTGCTGTACAGGGGTATTTTGTGATGCAGACAGCCGTTACTGTTGTGAACCTCATCCACGATATCACCACCGAGATGGACAGGCCGGTGTGCTGGGTGTTCCCGGCGTGCAGCTGGCGGGAGTGCCGCTCCACCTCCGGCAATGGCACCGCCAAGGACCCGGAGCGCACCACCCACATCCGCATCCCGGCCAGCGTGTGCACCATGGGCTATCTGCCCTACGCTCAGTGGGCGGCTCTGCCTGCGGCGGAAAAGGCCAAGCACTGGACCCTGAAACGCGGCTGGAAGCTGGTGCAGGGCGCGGTGCCTGCCTTGACCGAAGCCGAGTACGCCAAACTCGAAAAAACGCACCTGTGCTGTACGGCAGCGGCTGTCTCGGACGGCCGGGAGGCGCCGGGTGCCAAACTTACT